TGGCGATGTTGCCACTGAATATTCGGCTACTGAGGTTTCTCCTGATGGTCAGGTTTGGAACATCCCGACAGTTTGGTTTGATGCTCAGAGCGGGCGGGCTGTTTATGTGGCTGATCGAGCTGCGGCGGGTGATCTTGCGAGCAAATATGAGCGATCGACTGGCAATAAGTTTCCTCGATTTGGCGTTGCTTACAATGGGCAGAAAGAGAACACGGCCGCATTTGATAAGGCAGTATCTGCGGCTGAGAAGCGCAGTTCTGGCGGTGGTGCGCAGCAAGGTGCGTTAACTGACTTTGGCAAGCGGACCAAGCTTTTGTTTCGGCCGCAATAAGCTTTCTTTCTTGATACCCCGCAGCGTATGCGATATCGTTTGCTGGTTATCAACGTGACAGGAGTGAGTGATGTCGAAGCGTTTTAGCGTTGTTCAGGCGAAGGAGGTTCCGGGTCGAGACAAGCCGATTTGGATGAAGCACGGGGTTGCTTTTGAGGGCCCGAAGGGTTTGTCGATCAAGCTGGAGAGTTTGCCGTTGCCGAATAAGGACGGCGAGGTTTGGTTGAAGCTGTTCGAGGACGATGGCACTCAGGGTGCTGGCGGTAATGGCGGTGGCCGTTCCGGTGGCGGATCTAGCGGTGGCTCGAGCAATCGGGGCCGTGAGGATCTTGACGATAGCATTCCGTTCTGATGGCTCGGACGAATAAGCAGATCCCGCCGATTGGCCGATTTGGCGGCGTTGACGTTGTTCAGCGCCGCCTTGGTCGATCTGAGACATTGGCTCGCAACAAGGAGGCTATTGCGGCTGAGCTAATTGCAATGGGCACGACGCGGATCACGGACATTTTGGATCTGACCACGGGTCAGGTGAAGCCGATTGGCGAGATCCCGGATTATGCTTTGGCTGCGATCAAGAAGATCACAGTTGGGGAGTTTGGGATGTCGATCGAGCTGTTCGACAAGGTGAGCGTTCTGCGTGTTTTGGCAAAGGCGACTGGGATGTTGGACGTTGAGAAGAACGACAACAAGCCTTCGATTGTTGGGATCAACATGAAGGGGCCCGAGGCGGTTGCGACATATGAGGTTATCGATGAAGAAGGCGGGGAAGGCTAAGGGGCCTTATGCGGCTGAGGGGATTGCGTTTCAGAAGGCGATGGTTGCGGCTCGAATGTCGATCGGGTTAACGGCGATCACCCACGGCCGGACTGAGGCGAAAATTGTTGAGATGATGCACGGGGTGATTAAGCCGGACGAGCTGATCTTGGCATCGTTGCAGATACAGGCAAAGCATGGCGGTGGGAAATGAGTGACGATCTGATCAAGCGCGATGATGCGCTGTTGCCTTGCCCGTTTTGTGGAGGTGCAGCCTCAGATACGGGCTTTATGAAATGGTCAAAAGCGTTGCCTGACACGCATTGGGATGATGGTTCAGAAATCACTAAAGCGTATTTCTGCAACTGCACATCATGCAGCGTGACAAACATTGTTTGCAATGTTGGGTATCGCACAAAAGCCGAAGCCATCGCTGCATGGAACACCCGCGCCGTGCTGGCTGAACTGGAGGGGAAATGAGTGTTCCCAGCTTAGATCTGGACTTCTCTCGCAGCCCTGTTGTTTGGGACTTCCTGCACGACAAGGGCTTTGTGCGCGGGCTGTTGGGCCCGGTGGGATCTGGCAAGTCTTATGCCTGCGCGGCCGAGATCATGCTGAAGGCTGTGCAGCAAAAGCCTAGCCCGCGTGATGGGATCCGTTACACGCGGTTTGTGGTGGTGCGGAATACCTATCCCGAGTTGCGGACCACGACGATCAAGACTTGGCAGGAATTGTTTCCGGAAGATGTGTGGGGCGCGATGCGCTGGCAACCGCCGATATCGCATCATCTCAAGCTGCCGAGCCGGGGCGATATTCCGGGGATCGACTGCGAGGTGATCTTCATGGCGCTTTCTACGCCGCAGGACGTTCGCAAGCTTTTGTCGCTCGAGCTAACGGGGGCTTGGTGCAACGAGGCGCGGGAGCTGCCAAAGGCGGTGATCGATGGCCTGACGCACCGGGTCGGCCGATACCCGACGAAGAGCGATGGGGGCCCGAGCTGGTATGGCATCTTCATGGATACCAACCCGCCGGATTCGGATCACTGGTGGCACACGCTCGATGAGAAAGAGCCGATCAAGGGCAAGTATGCTTGGAATTTCTTCCGCCAACCGGGCGGTGTGGTCGAGGTGAACGCCAAGGATCTTCCGGAAAACCCGGAGGCAAATGGATACATTTTCTCAGCAGGGAAATGGTGGCGGATCAATCCAAAGGCCGAGAATTTGCACAACCTTCCGCCGGGCTATTACCCTCAGATGTTGGGCGGCAAGAACCAAGATTGGATCCGGTGCTATGCCGAGGGCAAATACACGTTTGTTCAGGAAGGCAGGCCCGTTTGGCCGGAATACGACGATGAGATGATGTCGGCCGAGTTCGAGGTGGACTCGGAATATCCAATCCATATCGGGATAGACTTTGGTTTGACGCCTGCTGCGGTGTTTGGACAGCGGACGGCGGGCGGTGCGTGGCGGATTGTGGACGAGCTGGTGACGTTCGACATGGGACTTGAGCGGTTTGGGCAGGAAATGCTGAGCCACATTGCCCAACGCTTTTCTAAGCATGACATTTTGATTTGGGGCGACCCGGCCGGGATGAAGCGGGACGAGATCTATGAGGTTACGGCGTTCGATCACCTGAGATCTTTGGGGCTGAAGGCGCAGCCGACGGAAAGCAATGCGTTTCAGGTGCGGCGCGAGGCTGGCGCGGGCCCGATGACGCGCTTGGTGGGTGGTAAACCGGGTTTACTGGTCCACAAGCGGTGCATGAAGGTGCGCAAATCTCTGAGCGGCGGGTATTTCTTCAAGAGGATCAGCATGGGCGCTGGACAGGACAGGTTTAAGGACGCCCCGGTGAAGAACGAACATTCGCACGTTGGGGATGCGTTTGGCTATATGTGCTTGGGCGGCGGCGAACAGCGCAAACTGCGCGGCCGGGCGGTTGGTGCGCAGGCAACTGCGGGCGTTTACAAGGCCAACACAGATTTCAGCGTGTTTTGATGATAGAGCTTCCCGTCTTTCGCACCACATCCGGCCAGTCGATTGTCAGGTTTCAACCGCAGCACCTCAATAGGCTGGATCTGAAAGAGCCAGAGGCATCTGAAGTGCGGGCGGATCCAGCGCTTTTTGATCGAATTGCACAAACAGCAGATCCAGTTGCATCATGGACCGGGATGTTTCATGGGAAACCTGTTGTTTGCTTTGGAATTAGGACAATTTTTCCCGGCGCTGGCGAGGCGTGGTTGATCCCGGGGGCGGATATTGACCGCCATGCGATATCGGTATGCCGTGGAAGCCGTCGAATCTACCAGCATTTCCTCGATGAAAGGGTGTTTCGCCGGATCCATGTGGTTGTTGACCCTGCAAACGATACCGCTTTCAGGTTTGCCAAGTGGAATGGTTTTGATGTAGAAGGGATCATGCGCAAGTTTGGCGCGGATGGATCAGATCACCTACTTATGGCAAGGATATCGGAACATGGGAAGTCGTAGTGTTAAAGCAGATCCGGCTGTTGAGGCGGCTCAAAAGAATGCCGAGGATAAAGCCGCAGCCCAAGAGCAGAAGGCATTGGCCGACGCCTCGGCCCGTTTGCGCTTAATGCAGACTGGCGGTCTGCGTTTGCTGTTCTCGCCCTTAAAAACCCAAACTTCTGAAGGTTCGCAGTTGGGCAAGACGCTCGGAATCGGGATGTAATCGAATAATTCAGGAGTAAAGCCTATGCCTAAGAACATGAAGAAGGTGAAACGAGAGCTGCTCCTGAGCGCCAAGCGCCTTGGCCTGAAGGGTGATCGACAAGACGCCTACGTTTATGGGACAATCAACAAGATTGAGACAGCATCCCGGCACAAAAAGGATGCGACCAAAAATGGCTAAGCTAAACGTCAAACAGATCATGGAGCGTGAAGCGAAGGCCCAAGCCCGCAAGGATGAATGGCGATCAATCTATGAAGATTGCTATGAGTTCGCGCTACCGCAGCGCAATCTCTACAGCGGCTTCTATGAGGGTGGTGTTGCCGGGCAAAACAAAATGTCTCGGGTCTTTGACTCCACGGCGATCCACGCCACCCAGCGTTTTGCCAACCGGATCCAAGCTGGATTGTTCCCGCCTTACAAAAAATGGTGCAGGC